CATTAGTAGGATTTAATATCTCTACTAATACAACTGAAAGTAATGGTAATATTAGTAATACTTGGGTCGATAATGGTACTTCTTTCAATTACGGTACCATCTCAGGAAATGTTTTTTATAAAGAAGGCCTTATAGTCTATACTTCTTCTAGTATTCCTCCTGCCTATACTAATGGTTTTTTTCCATATTTAACATCCTCCTTTAGCTCTTCCCTCACCCTCTACGAAACACAATACAAATGCACTATAAGGGCTAATGAATTTAATTATTCATTAAACCCATCCCTTAAACAAAGTGGTTCTTTCGATCAATATCAAGATTTTGTCACTGGCTCTGATTTCTCCCCATATGTAACAACGGTTGGATTATATAATGAAAACCAAGAGTTGTTGGCAGTAGCTAAATTAGCACAACCTCTTCCAACATCTCAAACAACGGATACTACAATATTAATAAATTTAGATAGATGAATTGGTTATATAATGGTGAAGAAATCAAAGACATATCACAATTTCCTGAAGGTACATTTGGGTTTGTATATAAAGTAACTCACCACCCAACTGGGAAAAAATACATTGGTAAAAAAGTACTTTATCACAATCAAAAGAGAAAACTTACTAAGTTGGATCTTGAAGTATTTGTAGGTAAAGGTAGAAAACCTACCCACAAAGTGATCCAAAAAGAAAGCGATTGGAAAACTTACTATGGTTCCCAAAAAGATATCAAGCAACTCATAAGTGAAGGCAAACAAACATACTTCACTAGAGAAATACTCCAATTAGTAAGCGACAAAAAACTCCTCACTTATTTTGAAACTAAATACCTCTTCATAAACAGCGTACTGGAATACCCAGATGTTTTCTTTAACGACAATATTCTAGGAAAATTTTACAGAAAAGACTTTGATATATAAGAATAGTTTTATACATTTAATATAGATGGTAAATCATATTCTAGTTACATTAGTAGATTCTGTTTTGGGGTCTAGCAAAAAAACATCAAATGGTAATTATGCTTACCATTGTCCTTTTTGTAACCATCACAAACCCAAACTAGAAATAAACTTTACCGAAAACAAAAAAGGACACAATCCTTGGCATTGTTGGGTGTGTAATAATAGAGGTAAATCTATATTTACCTTGCTTAAAAAAGCAGACGCACCACCTGAAAAAATAGCTGAAGCTAAATCTTATATCAAGACTGGTTTACAAGTAGAAGAATCTACTAAAGTAGTATCTTTAGAATTACCTAAAGAATACCATCCTTTATATGCCCCTACTAAAGACATTGTATCTAAACATGCTTTAGCATACCTTAATAGTAGAGGCATAACTATGGACGATATTATCAAATACGACATAGGATATTGTGGTTATGGCGAATACGCTAATATGATTATTATTCCATCATATGATAGTAAAGGCCAATTAAACTACTTTACAGCACGCAACTTTAGCAAAACTTCTACTCGAAAATACAAAAATCCATCGGTATCGCGTGATATTATCCCATTTGAATTGCTTATCAATTGGGATTCGCCGATAATCTTGTGTGAAGGTCCGTTTGATGCTATAGCTATCAAACGTAACGCTATTCCACTTTTAGGCAAGAATATCCAAAGTACTTTGATGAAAAAAATTGTATTGTCAAAAGTAGAACAAATTTATATAGCTTTAGATCAAGATGCCCAAAAATCAGCTTTAGATTTCTGTGAGTATTTTATGAATGAAGGGAAAGAAGTACACTTATTAGAATTAAATGATAAGGACCCTTCCGAGTTAGGATTTAAAGAATTTAACAAACTAATCCAACTTTCCCAACCATTAACACTCTCAGGGCTGTTAAGCAAAAAATTAATGATATGATAGCAAAAGATACAAATATCTACAAGAAAAATGTAACCCGCATTTTAGATGTAGATCCTACTTCAAAAAGAGTTACTATACTAGATAATAGATTCTATACTCGAAATGGTAATTTCTACCCCTCAGTAACCAATATACTACAATTCTTCCCTAAGAATAAGTATTTTGAAAATTGGTTAAAAGATGTAGGCCACAATGCCAAATTTATAGCCCAAAAAGCAGCTGATGAGGGTACTCAAGTACACGAAGCTATTGAAAAGTATGTTGAAGGAGAAAAAATCTCATGGTTAAATGAACAGGGCTATTCTAACTATTCTATGGATGTTTGGAAAATGATCCTTAAATTCCACGACTTTTGGACCACATACAAACCCACTTTAATTGAAAGCGAAATTCATTTATTCTCAGACAAATACATGTATGCTGGTACTTGTGATTTAATCTTAGATATAAATGGCGAAACCTGGCTTATCGACATCAAAACATCTAACTCACTCCACACCTCCCAAGAACTGCAATTGGCGGCTTATACCCAAGCTTGGAATGAAAATTTCGAAGAAAAGATTGATAGAATGGGGATATTGTGGTTAAAATCCTCTAAACGAGGAGACAGAAAAGACAAAATCCAAGGCAAAGGGTGGGAAATATTTGAATCACCAAGATCGTTTGAGGAAAATTTAAAAATATTTAATAACATTCACGATCTATTCAAACTGGAAAATCCCAACCCACAACCCAGAGAAGAACAATTTCCTATTGAAATTCAATTAGACCCCAATATTTATGGGAAAACCCAAGAATGATACGCTTAGTAAATCTATTGCATGAAGTCCTTATTGCTGAAGGTGGTAATGTATTTAAAGGTACTGAATATGATACTGATGATGCTTCATTAGAAAATATAGAACCTACCCTTAAAAAATTTATAGTTGATTTAGGTAAATTATTTCCTAATAAGAAATCTACCTTTTCAAACCTACCTAATCCTGATAGTTGGTTAGGCTCAACAGGGCAAAAAGCTAAATCAGGAGACATAGACTTAGCATACTCGGTGGATAACTTTTTTGATAATGGTAAAGCCGATATAATAGGTTGGGGTATGGATCCTGATAAATTTGAAACTCTTTATAATACTGTTAAAAAACGAGCTAGAACTGCTACTGATGAGCAAGTCCAAGTTACAGCTTTATTGCGTTTAATAGTTGAAAAAATTAACTCATCTAATTCTGAGATGTATGCTAGTGACAAAGCCACTAGTAGTGGTACTCTTCATTTTTCATACCCCGAATATGCCCCTAGTGGGGAGAAACTCCCTAACAGAGTACAACTAGATTTAGACACAGGAAATATTGATTGGTTAAAATTTAGATATAATTCTGATGTAGTTGATGATCCTGAAGCTAACGTAAAAGGGCTCCACAGAGGACAACTTATGCTCGCCCTATTCTCAGCTAAAGGATATACCTACAAAGCAGCTCAAGGATTTATTAATAAAGATACTAGAGAAGTAGATGCTTCTACTCCTCAAGAAGCAATTGACTTATTAAACAATTTATATGGGTTTAATATAGATAAATCTATCTTAGGTAACTATAAAACTCTCTCATCATACATTAAACAAAACCTTTCAAATGATGACTATGATGAAGTAATGAAAATATATCTAACTACTTTAGATAGAACAGGCCCACAAGCTGATATACCTTGGGATCTCCAAGATTACTGGATTAAAAACCAAGATAGACTCAACCTAAAAGGCAAATTTCTCCCAGATAATTCTAAATTAGCTAAATATAAAAAATAATGTCAGGCTCAGCAGGCGGAAATAGAATACCTAGAGAATCTTTAAAAAAAACAGCTGAATATTATATTGATAAAGTCTTAAAAAACTTCCCGGGCTTTACATCAGCTAAAATCTCAGGATCATATAATACAACAAGTAAATCTGATTTCGGTGATATTGATCTTGTGATTAGTATTACTTCTGATAAGGATAAAAAAGATGTAAAGAAAGATTTAGTTAAACATTTAGAATCTTTACCTCAAGATTTAATAGTACCTTTTAAAAGTGATAAACATAAAAACAAGCGTACCTTAAATCATGGTGAAATAATTACTGTATTATTCCCTATAATAGGTTTAGAAGATCAATTTGTACAAATAGATAATATTATTTCTTTATCTGAAGAAGAAGGAGAATTTAAGAAAAGTATATTAGATTTACCTGCTGAAAGACAAGGTTTAATTCTAGGTTTAATTAAAACTCCCTTACTTGAAGAAGAACCTGAAAAGGTATTTGCTAGGATGGGAATTAAAGATATAGAACCCCTAGGACCTAACCAAGAATATGAATTTCATATCAATACTTCTGGTTTAACCCTTCGTAAAGTAACACTAGATGATAATTTCAAAACATTAGAATCTACTGATGTTTGGAAGTCTACTGACTTTAATGATGTTAAAAAACTTTTATCTAATTATAACTTAGAAGGTTCTTTTAAAGATTTAATAGGCGATATCAAAAAACTTAAAAATCCTCGTTCTAAAAACAGGGTTAAAGGTTGGTTCCTAAAAAACATTAGAGTACAAGCAGGTGAAAGAGGCACTCCAAAGGCCGACCAAAAACAACAAGCTATAGATACCGTAGCAGCCCTAGAAGAGAAATATAACTCACTAGTCATGAGCATAGTTAAACCCATCTTACTCGAAGATGTCCAACCTACTATAGCCCTAATGCCAGGTGCTTTTAAACCACCTCACAGAGACCATTTAAGAAGAATTAATGCCGCTGCCAAAAATGCAGATCAGGCCATTATATTAATATCCCCTAAAGAAAGAGCTAAAGAAGGCGAAATGCCTATAAATGCTGAACAATCCATAGCTGTTTGGCAACTTTATAAAGATAAAGGGGTATTAAAACCTAATGTTACTTTTGAGGTAGTACCTGATTTTTCGCCTGTAAAGACAGCTTATGATATAATAGCTGCAAACCCCCAAAACCAATATATAGGGGTCTATGGTAAGGGAGAAGCTAGTAGATGGAAAAATTTACCTAATGAAAAATACCCTAATGCAACTGCTAGCGATTTTGGTATTGTAGCAGATCTAAGTGCTACTGATTTAAGAACAGCTTTATTAAATGGAGGTGATATAACTCCATTTTTACCTAAGGGAGTAACCCCCGAAGAGTATAAAAAAGCTTTAAACATAGAATCACTCACTGAAAACTCTACCACTGACAACATAGGATACCGAGCAGGCCGCTTTAACCCCAACTCCCCAGCTGAACGCCTAAAGGATAAAGGAATTGGGATAGTTAATTCTAAAGTGGGGTTGTTAGGTACAGGTCATTATTTTATGGGTAGTTTAGAGGACGCCCAAAAACTCAAAAAACAATTGGGATATCCGGTTATATCTCAAATAAATTTAGATTCATACAACCTGTATCGACCTAACGATCCTGTTGATTTTTACGAAAATCTTAAAGCTACTACCCATTATTTACATGGGCTTAAACCTAAAGATTTAGACGATCCTCAAATTAAAGAAAACGTAAAGGATGCTATTAGGGGGTTTGCTGAGTATTTGAATTTAGATCCTAAAAAAACAGCAGCTATATTTAAACAATACCTTATAGACATATTCAAACGAAATGATGGCGATTTGTTGTCTAATCGTTTATTGTCTAATTACGATGGGATTGATTTAAGAGGTACTGATTTTGACGATTTTGGAGCTGGTTCAATTATTTTTAATGGCAAGCTAAAGAGCGATACCTATAGTGAATTAACTGACCTAAATGAAGGTATTAAGGATTTAAGTGGGTTGGAAGAACAGCGTTTACAAAAACGTATTGCATATGATGCCGAAACACGAATGCAAACTCGTTTTTTAATGAAACAATTCCTTAAAAATATAGGCACAGAGGTAGAAGATTCAACTGAAGGTACTTTAGTAGGAGATGAATATGAATTAGTATATGGTTTCTACCCCAAAAAGAGAGAACTAGGATTTATGCCTTTTAGAGTAGACGGAATTGCTGGCCCCGAAGATATTACAATAATAATTAAATACAACCCAGAACTTCTTACTAAAAAATTATATAGTGAATTAAGTGCTGAAATTCGTAATTCTGTGAGACATGAATTAGAACACCTAGCCCAATACAGAGCCAAAAAGGGGGTTAAACTTGGGGGAGATGGAGTAAACCAAGATGACCTATCAGACGCAGAATATCTCACACTCAACTATGAAATCCCAGGACACATTCAAGGGTTAAGAACTAAAGCTAAAGCTAAAAAAATAAGTTTACAACAAGCTATAGATGATTTATTTAATAGCTATGAATACGATTTAACCCCTGAAGAAGAAGATTTTGTAAGAAAAACATGGATGGATTGGCTAAAAACCAATATGCCTGGTGTTTCTTTAACTAAAATAAAAGAAGATTTAGATAGTTTAGTAGACAAGGAAGAATTTCTTGAAGAAAGAGAATTTGAACTAACCCCTAGAGAAATAAGCAGGGTAAGACAATTATACCTCAATTACGCTAAGAAAAACCTACCAGCTGCTCAATTGGATGAGGGTGTTAAAGATTTAAAACCCAAAATTCAGGCTATAATGGCTAAACACCAAATATCTGCCAAAGAATTTAGCGATCAACTTAAAAAAGGTACTGAGGTAGAAAAAGAACATACATCAAACCCCAAAACCGCTATGAAAATAGCGTTGGATCATATAGATGAAAATCCAAAATACTATGATATTTTGGCTACTGTTGGGTTAGAAGAACGAATTACATTTAAACCTGAATTTACTAAGGACGAGGTAGAATTTATCGAAGACAAAGCAGATAACAAAATGCAACCTGAAATCGATATTGACCTCTCAAGCAACCATTTCTTTGACAGGCTAAACGACCCTCGTAATTATCCAGACATCGAACCCCATGAAATAGAAGATTTCTTCGATAAATTAGCAGATAAAAAAGAAGAATTTATTTTATTTTTAAAGAAATATAAGCAAATAGTAACTAAAGATGGGGAAACTAATATTAATATTCCTTTTATGAAGGCAGCCAACAAAGCAATTGCTAAGACTGTAATGCGTAAAAAGAATTTTAAAACCCCAAACCCAATTTTATCTTTAGAGGAAGAATATACTCCTCAAAAGGACGAATTGCAATCACTTATCTTAGATTTTACTTCATTCTTAGTAACAGATGGGATGAAACTTCACCCTTTCCCTAAGGTTAAATTTGAAAAAAGTGAAGAAGAAGCAAACAACCCACTAGGTAAAACAGCCTATTACAACCCAGAAGAACAATCTATCACATTATTCATATTGAATAGACACCCTAAAGACATATTAAGGAGCTATTCACATGAATTAGCACACCATATGCAAAACTTAGAGGGTAGGCTTAAACCTATGACTACTACTAATGTACATGAGGATGATGAGTTGGCTGAAATAGAAAAAGAAGCACACGAATTGGGTAGCTTGAATTTACGAAAATGGGAAGATTCCCTTAAATAATACTTATTAAATGGCAAAAGATTTTACCATCGACCCAGAAACAGGAGAAGTAAGATATCACCCTAGTGCTGTATCTGTTTTTAGAAAACTAAACGATAAACAATTAGTTGAGTTTTTTAAAAAAGCAGTTGAACAAGAAAGTGATCCTGACTTTAAAACTATATATAATGACTTTAATAGGTTGAGAAGAGACATAGCTATGTATGTCAAGAAAAACTATACTAAATGAAAGACAACGTTTTAAAAAAAGAGTTCCAACGTAAAGATGTAGAACGTATTCGCAACCTAGTAAAAGGAAATCAAGGCGAGCGTATTACACAAGGAATAGGTTATAGTAAAAATTATGGTCACCATGAAGAAGGCGATGTGTGGCAAGAAGGAGACCGTACTTGGACTATCAAAAATGGTATCAAACAAAACATTACCAAATTAGATAAATTTAAGGAAATGGGCAAGTTACCTTTGTTTTGTCCGGAGTGTGGTACCATTATGAAAAAGCATTTAGACAAAAAAGTCTATCCTGCTTACCACAAATGTTTTGATTGTGTAGTAGACCATGAAGCTGAACTTAAAAAGCAAGGTAAAGCTCAAGAATATTATGATAGTTTACACAACGCTAATATAGATAGAACTATAAAGGAATACAAGGCATACATGGAAAATGCCTTAAATGAAAAAAATAATGGTTATGTAACTGAGGCCGGAGATGTAGAAAATTGGAATGGTGGTATGAGTAGAGAAGAACTAGAAAAAAATCTTCAAGAAGGTCTCGAATATTTAGAGAAACTAAAAATCACATAACCTAACATATTTATTGATATGCCATTACAATTACCCACTAATATTGGGCCTGGTGACATGAAACCAAACCCAGATGCTAAAAGAAGAATCCAATGGTTTCTTTATGTAAACCCTGAATCGATTAAAAAAATCAACCAGGAACCAAATGGCCCTCACATTAAGATGTTGTCCCAAGATGGGAAAATTAAACTACTAATTTCAGAATACCTAAAGCAGGCACTTGACCAAAGACAACGTGGTAGAACCTCTCGCGACACAGAAATATACAAAAATAAGCTATTAAAGCGTGCCCAAGAAATATATGCTACCCCTATGGATAAAGTATTTCTAGGAGCTTTAAAAAATAGCCTTGAGGGTACTAAATCTAAAGAAACACCTTGGGGTCCTATGTATCAAAGTGGCCTTATTATTACCAAATCAAAGAAAAAAGGTAATATGTTCGCTAAAAACCCTTCTGCACCCTGGCATATCTATGATCAGGACGCAATGGATCCAATATTAGAAAATGAAGGTGGGGATGTAGCATACGAGGTAGTTTGGCAAGACACTAATTACAATCACGATTCTAAAATATTCCCTTCAGAACCAGAAGCTAGGAAAACATTTGAATCTCTTAAACAGGGTGGTGTTATCAAGGTTAAGTTAAATAAACTGACAGCAACCGATAATTCCTTCCTTGACAATGGGTTAGACCATTGGGTTAACCCCAGCCCCGAATATAAAAAATTCCTAAATTCTCCAATGTCAGACCAAGACGTAAAATTGTTTATGGATTTCTTAGCTCAAAAAAAGAAAAAAAGAAAACAATATTTTGGCCCTAACCAATTTATGGAATCGTTAAAAGGTTTAGTTGAAGAAGTACTTCAAGAAAGAAAAGGCAAAACTTCTAGAAATCGCAAAAAAAAAAACGAGATCGCTGCCTCCGAATAGCAGACCGCAAATTTGATAAACCCTCCGCTTATAAAAGCGGTGCTGTAGTTAGGTGCCGTAAAGGAGATATTTGGAAAGCTGTTAAAGAAGAAATCCAACAGCTAGACGAAAAGAAAAAAGAAACACTTAGCACTTGGTTTAAACGTAGAGGCCCTAAAGGAAAAGAAGGAGGATGGGTAGATTGTAATGCCCCTGATGGTAAAGGTGGGTATAAAGCTTGTGGTAGGAAAAAAGGTGAAAAACGAGCCAAATACCCCTCATGCCGACCAACCCCAGCTAAATGTAAAGACCCAGGCAAGGGTAAAACGTGGGGTAAAACAAAATAAATTGTATAATGAAGCAAAATAAATTACGCCAAATTATTAAAGAAGTTCTTCAAGAAGCCTATATTGACTCATCAGGCAACTTAAAAGATTTCTCAATGGGTTCAAACAACCCAAAAGCCGATAAGACAATAAACCAAATGAGAGACCTAGCTACAAACTTAGGCAAAAACCCATCTGTAGCCCAAAAACAAGGCACCACTGGGTATATCCCAGGTAAACTAGTTATAGGCGCATTTAACGAGTATATTTCGGATTTGCTAGATATGATGGATGATGCTGGGTATCACCCATCAGACTATATGCCTGGGGGTCCTGATGTTGATTTCTCTTGGGAAAATCTTATATATAATGTTACAGAAACATTTAAAGAGGACGACACAGCAAACCAATTATTCACCCCCGAAGAGGTTTATAGTTATGTAGAATTCTTTGTAGATACAATGGACCAAGCTAACGCTACACTTTCCCCTGATGCTGAAGGAGCAGAATCAGCTTTAGGCGATCCTAAAATACACATAGACACTTATTTTAAGGATATTATGGATAAAGCCTCCCAATTAAGAAAAATGAACTAAAAAAATTAAATTAATATTTATTACCATGGAAACTAAAGAAATCTTTGAAAAAATTGAAGCTTTGTATGAAACATTCAAGGCTGAACATAATGGTTCTTCTAAGGCAGCTCACGGCCGTGCTCGTAAAGCTCTAGGTGAAATCAAAAAATTAGTAACTGAGTACAGAAAAGCCTCAGTTGCTGAAGACAAAACAAAGTAAAATGACTAGAAAAGAAGCTAAGAATTATCTTAAAGAAGAAATCTTATTAGTAATTAATGAGGAATTCTCCCTCAACGAAGCATCAGATAACGATTATGAAGACATCGCCCAGGAACTCGAAGCACTAGCAGAAAGAGCAGACGAGATGGGTGATGCTACCCTCGCTAAACAAATTCGTAACCAAGTAAGTTACGCCAACAAAGAAGCAGTTAAATTAGCTGGTGAAGGTGGTGGAGCTGGTGATATGGATATGGATATGGATATGGATATGGGCGATGATTTAGGTTTGGACGATGAGGCCGAAATTGAAGATGTTGAAATTGAGGATACTGAGGAAGAATCTAAAGACGATAAGAAAAAGAAAAAAGTAAAAGAAGCTCTAAGACAAGAAATTCTTAAAACTTTAAGATAATGCCTATCACTAAAAAAACTCCTGTTGGAGATGTTGTAAAAGACTTTTACAAATCAGATGCTCCCCAATTTAAGGGGAAATCTAAGAAAAAAAGGAGGGAGATGGCAGTAGCCGCTTCCTTATCTAAAAAAAACAACAAAAAAATGACTAAGGAAGAACTTAAAGAACTGGTTAAGAAAACTATAGATGAGAAAACATATGGTGGAGCTAAAGCAGTTGATGATATGAAGAGGGATCCTAACTTTAGAAATATTGAAGACCAACCTGGAGCTATCAAGACTTTACAAAGAGGAGGAACTATTGAATTGGGTGAAACATCCCAAACTCCTAAATATGACGATAATCCGTCTTTAATCCAACAAGGCATTATAAATGCTGCTAAGAAAAAAGGGGTTAAAAGTGAGGTTATAACTTATATGCCTAACGAAAAAGGTGAATTCGAGCGTACTGACACTGGCGAAGAAGATCCAACGCAAGTATCTCTGAACAAGTTGTTTAAACGCCTTAGAAACGAAAAGCACCTTGAAGACAAAGCCATGACTGAAGACCTCGACATTGGGCACCAAGACGACGAAGCTGGAATGTTAGTTGCCGACCTATATAGAATAAACAAATACTCAGGCGAGTTATGCGATATGATTAAAGAGCTAGGCCAATTAGATGGTGAAGTAGATTTTCCACATTGGTGGCAAGCTAAAGTAATCAAAGCAAGAGACTATATGGTTAGTGCTAAGCACTATTTAGATGGTGAGTTAAAAACAGGACAAGCATTCGGTAATGACTAAATCAGAACTTATATCCAAAATTAGAGACTTAGCTAAGAAATCTTATGCTGAGCGTACTTTTCAACCTGAAGCACCAAGTCCATATCCTATTATGGATAAATTTCCGTCTCTAAAGGATATAATGGATAATCTGTTTGATTTTCAATATGAACCGTTTGTTAGCGATATACAGTGGGTTGCACCTCGCCCCACAACATTTCGCATTATGTTAGTTAATAACAGCCAATTTTACCTTACATACCAAGGTAGAACCAATAATAAAGAAGTATATGTAGCCCAAGTAGAAGGCAAAAAATACTACCTTGAATCATTAACTGACCAACAAAGAGCATCTGAAAGTATAGCCAGACTACTTAAATATGTCACACCAGACGTAAACAAAATGTCTCCTGAAAGCGAAGAAGTCCCACCACCAGAAACTTCAGCTCCTGAAATTGGGGAACCTGAATTAGAAACACCACCAGAAAGCCCATTAGCGTAATGGATATATTAACTGTTTTCTTAAACAAAATAGCATACAAATTCCCTAAAGGATATCCTGACATCAACGATGAACAGGATATGCTTTTGTTAGAAAATATTCTACTGGAAAAGGATATTGATATTAAAAATCTTAAATATCGCTTATTAACATTTGCTGAATTAAGAAAACGCCCTCATAGGTTTAGCACTATAGTTGATAAAATTGAGAGTGGAGAACCATTTGAATTAGCTAACGGAGAATCTACCCCCTTAGAATTTACTAAACCTAATTATGCTAGTGTATTTGCTACTGAAGATGCTGACCAAGTTAAAAGTTTAGCTTCAAATCGTTTTATCAATTCATTCCCATTCTTCAAAGACGACAATGATACTGAATACGCTATCTCTAATATACTAAAAAATCGTGATTTTGAGGGGTTGGGTGTTGGGTCTGGCACTAAAGTTGAGAATTTTAATTTAAATCAATTAAATAAAACTATCCAATCTATTTTAGAATCAACTGGCCAATCATCAATTAATGTTGAAGTAAATGAGGAAGTTTACCAAAATATAATTGGAGCTAAAACTCAACCTGGGACACCTAAATCAGATTTTAATTTAGTAAATTCTCAAGGCCAACCCGTAGTATTTATTTCTCATAAAAAAGCAGGTGGTAAGGGAGCAGATGCTAAAGATTTCATCAGATGGAGTGGGTTTACACAATATGCTAACCACCCTGAGGTAAAGGCTTTTAATGAAGCTCTACTTAAATTTCTACAAGAAAATGATTTGAAAGGGGTCCCGCCCAAAACTAAATTTATAGCTCCTATAAAAGACGATAAACTAACAAGGAAACTTATATATGGTCCTAATTATGGGGGCGAATATAGTAAAGATAATGTAAATATTATCTTACAAGGTAAAATGTCACTCGAAGATATAGGAGACAACACCTACAAACTCTCAGCCCAACACATACTAGCCCCACCAGACCTACCTGAAGGTGATTATACTCCGTATTTAACATCTTCTTATAGATCAGATAGAAGAATGTTTGGTATTCCCAATAATGAAGCTATTGCTATGACCAAAGCAGTTGCTTTAACTCGTAATAATATTTATGAATTAAGGAATGGTGAATTCGTTAAAATAAAATAACATGAGTAAAACACAAGACATACTAAAGGAACTCCTCAAGGAATATACATTACCTAAAAAATCATGCTCGTGTGGATGTGATTCATGTGGTGATAAACCAACCACACTCCTTGAAGCTAAATCTCCATTGTCTGAGAACCTCAAATTTCACCTAAATAAAGGTATTAATATATCTGAAAATGTATTTAGAATTGGCTCTAAAGCATACCTGGGTCTATTCAATGAAGCCCGCTTACTAAACGAATGGGGCTACATCCAGTTATCTGAAGCAGATAGACATTTAATTGAAAACACAGATATAGGCCAATTTGGTTTATATGAGGGGGAAAAAGTACCATTGGATATGCCTATGATAGAGGCCGAATATCGAGGTAAAAATGTTCAATTAAATAAACCAAAACGTGGTGGTTCTAAAGCATATTATGTATATGTTAAAGATGGAGATAAAGTTAAAAAAGTCTCATTTGGCTCAGGCGGCTTAAGAGCCAAAATTAGTAACAAAGAAGCTAGAACATCTTTCGCTAAGCGCCATAACTGCGACAAGAAAAAAGATAGAACCACCCCAGGATACTGGTCATGTAACTTGCCAAGATATGCTAAAGCACTTGGTTTAGGCTCTAATATGAATACATTTTGGTAATGACCCCATACACTGAACAAGTTACAGACAAGCAAACTGTTGTACGAGAATTTTCTAAAGACATCCATGAACTAGACCTTATATGGCACATGGATGATGAAGATAGAACAATCATAGCTTTACAAGAAACTGACTGGATGTTTCAATTTGATGATGAGTTGCCTATCCACCTAAATTCTAGTATATTTATACCTCGACACAAAATTCACCGAATTATCAAAGGAACTGAAAACCTAAAACTAAAAATAATAAAACATGTCTCATAAACTAAGATCCAACCAATCTGTTATCTTCAACTCCGAAACACAAGCCTCTGGAGTACTTGAAATTAACGCTGAACAAGTAATTTTCCAAAACGACGGAAACCACTACCACAACGTAATGCTTCAAATGCCCGTTAAAGTAAGTGGCAGCGGTAACTACGTAACTAACCTCAACTACAACCTCTCAGCTGAGGATTGGAGTAATTTTTATTCCTCATCTGCTGGTGAGTTAACACCTGACACAGGCAATTATGATGAGGTACTTGAAACCGCACTTCACTATGCTAGAACTACTATTGATGGTAAGTGGGGATTGTCCACTAACGATTGGACATTTATAGAAGTAACTGAAAGCGTAGAGTAATATAATGGGATTGAAGTACACCCCTTTCCAATTCCAACCTGATACTAATTCCTTAAACAAACAGGAATTTGATAAAATGATGGATGATTTAAGGGGCCGTTCTATGAATTTTATGGAGTACTTAATATTCCTTAAATCAATGAAGGATGATGATCCTTTATATGGTAGTATGTTTAGTAAATTGGGGAGAGCTAATTTAGACAAATTGAGGTTTAAAAGCGAAGAAAAAGAAATCCTAAGCCTTGTTGAC